GAACTTCACGGTTATTGCTGCAAAGAACACCAAAGAAGAATCCCCTGACAGCACTTACTCCGACATCGTGACTGCCTTGGTGCAGGTTAAGCGAGAGACGAAAAAGCTGCGAGGCGATTACTTTAGTTCTACCGAAGTTATCGAAGAATCCACCCCCGTTGTTTTAGAGGCTGAAAATGGTTGAGCCTTTGACTGAAGAAGAGCTTGAGCTTTTAGCAGACCTGCAATCTCGCAGTCGAGCTTCGGCAAAACCCGGTGTAGCTCCTGGTGCCGTGATGCGCATGGATGGTATGGGTGCCGGGCCGAAACAAACTGGCGTCAAATCAAAAATGGGCGGGACACCCATCTCCTCGGTTATGCCCGGAGTTGTTGATAAAATCAGTAAGGGCCAACTGTAACTAAACACCATGTACTAGACTGGAGGCCGACAATGGCTGACCCTTTGACCGCAGAAGAACTTGAAATGCTTGCCGACCTGCAAGCGCGCAAACGTGCTGCTGACGAAGCCGCTGAACTGGCTGCTGTTCAGTTCAGAGACGCAGGGATTATCTCCGAGCCACTGCCCGAGCCGGAAAGCTCCCTCCCCTCTCGCGTTATGCCGGAAGAGCCATTCAGCACCGAAGAGCTACTGCAACGGTTAAGAATCCCCCGCATGCGTATGGACGGTATGGGCGCAGGTCCAAGGCCCATGCTTCCTCACGAAGAGGCCGTTCGGCCTCGAACTTACAATCTTCGCAGAATAGACCTACCCGAGAAGGCTCGCGCCGACATGTTAGACATGCGAGAAGAAGACGCTCTTGAAGCCATGCTTGATAAGGCTGCTGAAGAAGACGAAATGGAGTAAGCTATGCAGGGCCGCTTTAACCCCCTCTTGTTCTCAAAGATGCTCGACGACCTGGGTGTCACCGATACGGTTGTACCTTACGCCGGAAAGGTGCTCGACAACTTGGGTGTCACCGACATGCTTATACCTCAAGCCGGAGAGGGCGAAGACGAACGTGTCCGACGCATGCAGGCAGAGTTTGACCAGCAGAAGGCGCAAGAGGCAGAGCAGCTAGCGTTCGAGCAATCCCCCGAAGGTATCGCTCAACAAGAGTACGAGCAGTCTCTAGCTGACGAAGGCTTGCGCAACTACGCTCCTCGCGAAGACCTCGCGCAAGACCAGCTAAAACTTTTGATGGACGAGCAAGCCGCTGCTAGACAGAGGGCACTGGCTAAACTGCTCGGTATGAAGATTGGCAAACCAGGGCACCTTAGCCTTCCCCCGGACATGGAGGTTGCGCCGACACAGCCTGCTATTGACCCCTCAATCCCCGCCATCGGGACACCGACAGGTGGTGAGATGCTTGAGACTGGTATCAAAGCCGTTCCGATAGCTGCGCGTGTCGCGCCCGAAGTCATCGGAGAGATACTGGAAGAAAACCCTGCGCTCCCCCTAGAGATAGCAAACCCGGTCGCAGGGGCACTCGGTGCGAAGCGTGACGTTCAGCGTCTTGCCGAAGAGAACCCGGAAGGTTTGTCGCTCGGCAAAACTGGGGAAATGTTAGTTACAGCCGCAAGCGGCATTCCTATTGTGGGCGGAGTGGCGAAGACAGGGAAGACTGCTGGCAAAGCCGGGAAAGAAATCGTCAAGAGAACCATGAAGGAGATGGCTGAAGATGCGGCGGCCAAAGCTGTGCGGGGCGCAGGCGAAAAAACTGGCAGGGCCGCACGCACGTTTGAGGTAGAGAAGAGTATTTTCCCCCAAGCCCCAGAGACCCTCACCTTTGACGAGTTTGTTGACTCGTTTGAAAACTTAAACACAGACTTTTTGCGTACACCCCAAAAATCCAAGCGCGTAGAGAAGCAGCGCGTCGGTCAAATGGAAGACCTCCAAAAGCTCCACAAGAACTTTGTTGAGCGCGCATACGAACAAGGTCTTCCTGTACCTGACAATGTGCTCGAAGAGTATCCCGATGTCGTTAAAGACCGCACCCCTACTATAGAAAACTTTGGAACCCGGTCGCAAGAAGACATTCTTAGTGATGCGTCTGCCCCAAGTCTAGTGATGCGTAGGGACGATGTAAAGTTGGAGGACTCATCTGTTGTTGGCATCGCCAACCATGTGGAAGACACTCACATGGCCCACAACGGTGGCCGGGTTTTGGACCCCGCAAACTCCGAAGAAGACTTTGAAACGCTTGTCCAACAGGGCGTAGACGAAGTTGAGTACCAACTTAGTCAGGCAATCAGCGGGCAAGAATGGTACGACGAAAGCATCTTTAGGGCGTTCCAACTTTCAGCGCAAAAGTTCCCCCAGCTAGCTAAAAGTGAGTACGACCGAGTGCTGGTCAGCGCCTTTGCCGGGATATTGTCTCCCGGTGAAAACGCCAAGATGAACTGGGACTACGCCCTCCAAGTGTACGAAGAGTTTATCACTACAGGCACAATCACAGGCTTTAAGTCAGACGGCGTCACGCTCTATGGTCACTCGTCCCTGAAGCCCCTGTTGTTTTTTGCGGACCTAATCAAGCAGCGCAAACCCGAAGGGGCGGCGCGATGGTTGTTGAGTCCTCACACTGCTGACGAGTTGACGGCGATGAAGAAGGACTACGCTCGCCGTCTACGAGCGGACCCTCCTGATGCTGTGAAGAAAGCGATTGCAGAGCTATCCGAAAACCCTGGCTCGATGTCGGCTGCTGAAATCGAGGTCGAATCGCAAAAGATTCTGTCGAAGTTTATCTACGAAGAGTCCACAAAAGTAACGGGCACCAAGTCAGAACTATTGCTTGGCGCATCTTTGTTTGGTCCAAAAGTCGGTCCGTTTATTAAAAACATCAACGGCTTGTATGACATTACCGCTGACGTTTGGGCGACACGAACGTATCGCAGAATCATCGGTGATATGTTTATTACAAACAGAAAGGGCACCGCTGACAACCTAGTGGCCCTGCGTCGTATGTCCGAGACAGAAAGGACCCCGATTCAAAACAGCATTGTCAAAAAGTTGTCAGACATTGAGGAGAGCAGGGGGTCAAAAGGCGGTATCAAACTTTCCCGAACTCCTACAGCGTCAGACCTTACGGCTGAAGAATGGAAGGAACTTCGTGTCATTTCGGACAAAAAGCGTCAAGGCGTTGTCGTTGGACCAGCGACGGTTGAGGCACCACAAGGTGCTGTTGAACGCGCCGTCATGAAGCGATGGCTTCGTGAGGTCGCAGACAGAACCGGAATGAAAGGTTATCAGGTACAGGCGGTGCTGTGGTTCTATGAGCAAAACCTTTATCGTCAACTAGGGGGCACTCAAGCTTCTTATGACTTTGCTGATGGGGCCGCTCAGTATCTGCGTAGACAAGGAATAGAGCCTGACTAGGGAGGATGGCATGGAAGAAGATCAAGCTACAATGCTGGAGTTTGCGGAAGCAATGCGGATTAAAATGGACAGGAATGTAGCGGCGCTTGAAAAGCTGGCCGAGACAGACCCGGAAGCCGCAGAGATTTTGCGTTTCAATCGGACAGGAGAGGTACGCCCACCTGACGAGGGGTAAGGAAACATGGCCGAAAAGAAAAGCCGGGTCAACGAGGCAGGTAACTATACGAAGCCCCTCATGCGCAAGCGTTTGTTCGCCGCCATCAAGGCGGGGGGCAAAGGCGGCGCACCCGGCCAGTGGTCTGCCCGCAAAGCCCAGATGCTCGCCAAAAGGTACAAAGAAAAAGGCGGGGGCTACAAATGAAAGAGACCCAAAAGTCCCTCAAGCGTTGGACCGACCAAGACTGGACCACCGCCTCCGGCAAAAAGAGCAAGGACACCGGCGAAGTGTACGCTCCCCGCAAGACCATCGAGAGTCTTCGCGGAACAAAAAAGCTGGCTAGAGCCAACGCCGTCAAGCGCAGGGCGAGAGCCGCAGGCAAGCAGTACGCCAAGCACGGGTTACATAAGGGCAAGAAGAGGTAGCTATGGCGGTCACGGCTAAGAAAAGGCGCAATGCTGCAAGAGGCGCGATGCTTATGAAGAAGCACGGGCTATCTGGTTACAACAAGCCCAAGCGGACCCCGAATCATCCGAAGAAGTCGCACATGGTGCTCGCAAAAGAGGGCGACCGAATCAAGTTGATACGCTATGGGGAGCAGGGCGCGAAGACCGCAGGCAAGCCGAAGAAAGGCGAGGGCGACAAGATGCGTAAGAAGCGCGCCAGCTTTAAGGCAAGACACGCGAAGAACATTGCTAAGGGCAAGATGAGCGCGGCTTACTGGGCAAACCGGAGCAAGTGGTAATGACCATCCCGCTTGAAGGTGAGGCCCTCGAAGCTCTATGCGATCCAGCAATAAGCCTTCGCGCCTACGCTAAAATCATTGACCAAAAAACGGGACAAGAAAATGTCTTCGACCCGTTTGCGATTACTGACCGCCTACAGGAGACCGTCGTCTCGTACTACTCAGAGCCTCCGGTGACAGCTTTGGGGCAGACCAAGTGGCTCACCCTCCTTGGATACCGTCAAGCAGGTAAGAGCCTTACGTCAGAGCTTTGTGGGTACGTCAAAGCAGCGTACACTCCAGGGCACGATCATGTTTGTATCGCTGACAACAAAGACAGGGCCGAGTATCTGCACCGTCGAATCCACTTGACCCACAGCCGGTGGCCCGAGCTAGTCCGAGCGCAGACAGTTCCGAATCGGGAAGTAAGACAGTTGACGTTTCAGCATGGCGGTAAGATGCGCGTCTTGTCCGGTGAGTCGGGCGCGGTCGGCATCGGCCAGTCGCCTGACAGCTTTCACGGGTCGGAGCTACCGTACTGGCGTAATGCTGGTCACCAGTTCTCCATGATTTACCCGTCCATGATTAACCGGGACCACTCTCAAGTGCTGCTGGAATCGACACCGTCGCCTATGAGCGAGCCTTCTGCGGAATGGTGGCGCGACCACTGTCGTGATGCAAAGCAGGGCCGAGGTCGATGGGCGTATGCCTTCTTCCCGTTCTGGGATGGGGTGCTCAACCGGAGGCCGTGGCCAAAGGGTCAGAAGCTAACGCTCGAAGAGATAGGGCTGTTGGAGAAGTACGGGCATCTCGGACTAGAAAAAGACAACCTTCAGTTCCGCCGCCTGATGATCGAGACGGATGCCGAGATCCGCAGGAACCCAGACCTGTTCAAAGTGTACTACCCATTCGACGACATCAGTTGCTGGATCGCGTCTGTCGGCTCGGTGTTCCACTCGACCCTGCTTAAAAAACACCAAGAAAAACTGCTGGTTCCGTGGAGCGGCCCGTACATGGAGTACGAGAAACCAGAACCGGGGGCCGTGTATGCGATGGGCGTTGACCCGGCAGGTTATGCTGCTCGCGACCATGCCGCATTCCAAGTGCTAAAGGTGTACGATGGAGAATGGACCCAAGTCGCAACCTACGGGGGCATCACTGACCCAGTGGTATTCGCAAAGAAAATCAATGAGGTTGGCAAGAAATACAACAATGCGCTTGTGGCTGTGGAGAGTAACGGCGTTGGTGTTGCTACTCTGGCTCTACTTGAAGAGCTTAGTTATCCAAATCTCTTCTACGAAAAGCCCTACAAGCCAGGAATCGCCGCCACGGCAAAGTCAGTCAGCATGATGCTGTCGTACCTTCAAGACGCGCTTCGCGATGAGTTAATCTTGAAAGACGAAGACACTGTCGGCCAGTTAGGCTCTTACCGAGAAGACAAGCGCATGGAGCGCAGTGCTCTTTCGGAGATGCTGCACTCGGGCAAGTCGGGCAAGCGCCGGGACCGCCACCACTGGGATAAGATTTCTGCGCTTCAGATTGCCTGCGTAGTGGCTAGGCAATGCCCGCGCAGGTACAAAAAAGGCGCTCCCGAAAACATGGAGAATGTCTTGCTCTTCAGAGATATGAGTTATGACAAGGTCCAAGCCTTTAGAAAAAAAGAAGCTGAAGGCTCTAAAAAAACAAAATGGCGAAGGAGCCGCTATCGCCGGAGGAAGTGATGCCAGAGTCCAGATCGCAGGCTGATAGCGCCATGTCTGTGGCTCGGGTCAGACAACTTGTGCGGAAACTAAAAGCGGATGAACTCCGCCAGCCGCTGTCAACCCTGCGGGACTTGAGGCAAGAAGAACAGGGTCAAGAGATTGCCAATCCAGAGTTGCTTGAGTATAAAAAGCAGGAGGACGCAGTCTAATGCCTTTGGTTACCTTCATTGATTTCGTAGACGGAAACATCCCTAGTGGTGAAAACATTCTTGAGAACTTTCACTCTTCGTTTTCTCCACCAAACGCGCTTTCGATTATCAACGGCTATCTTGACAAAGACAATCTAAACTTTCCTAACCGCTCGGTCACATACCCCTACCTTCAGAAACAATCCGTGTCTGGTGGCAAGATGATTGCGGGCACATGCAACCTAGACTACTTTACGCATCAAAACGCCTCGGAAGCACAGGCAATCAGCGGAATCTATGAAGGAAAGACCAACCTAGAGTCTGCCCCGAAGAATGCGTACACCGCAATACCCGGAGCCTCGATTCAGTTCTACCTGCCTTTCAAAGCTTACGTCTTGTTGACGTGGCAAGTTTGCTGGACCAACGACTCGGACGACGATGACAAGGAAAGCCACATTCGTTTGTTTGTAGACGGAGAGCGCGAAGGCGAGGCTGACACCAAAGACAACTTCTGTAACGTCCGTCGAGTGCGCCGCACAATGTTTGCCGCTGACCCAGGCGGCTCCAACTTTCAAAACAAAAAATACCTACGCGATAGATACAAGAGCCGATACTGGTCTGGTCATCAATGGCTGCCATTACCGGGTAAGGTGCCGCTCGCCAAAGGATTCCATTCCGCGTCACTTCGGGTTATTCAATCCAAAGACGTTAAGCAGACCAGAATACGAGCGCGCTCGATGAAGGTCATGTTCTTCAAAGCTAAAGACGATTGAGGCGACTATGGCAGAGTTAGTTCAAGACCCCTTTGGAATATCACCTCTTGGTGACATGGATTTAAGACGCCCCGAGATTAAGTCTCGCATGGACCAAGGCATGAGCCTTCGCGAAGCTAGGCTTAACCTTAAAGCTGACGACTTAGAAGAGCGAGGCAAGTCGTACCAAGCGGAAGAGAAACGCCTAAAAGCCGAGTACGGAACGTCGGACCCTAAGAAAATCGCCAAGATGATGGCGGCAAAGCAGTTCCGCGAGTATCAGTCCGACCCATTCAGAGCATCAGGGTTTGGTGACCGCGCACGCGATTCTATGCAGCGGGCTATGCAGGGCGTCAGACAAACAGCGCAAGCAGGTCTTCGTGCAGAACTAAACCGCATGCAGATGGGTGGCGCGATGGCACCGGGAGATGCAGCCAAAGCGTTTGCCGCCGCCGACGAACGAGCGACAGAAGCTGAAGCCCAACAGCTAGGCTCCCTCGCCGCACAGATTCGAGAGCGCGTTGCAACCGAAGGTCAACGCAGACTCGCGGCACTAACAGGCATGGGAAGCGTCACCCCGATTAAAGACCAAGCTGAACTCATGGCGGTCACACAAGTTATCCCCGGCATGGTTGAAGACATCGCGGAGGGCGTACTCTAATGGCACGATTAACGCGAGCGCAAGCACAACAACTTGTAGATGAGTTTGATGATATTGAAGACGATGAGCTTGATATGCCGTCCCTTCGACAAACAGAAGACCGTCTCGGGCAAGGTGTGCTCGACGCCTTAAATGTTATGGATAGCGCGCCTCTGATTGATGAAGAAACCCTGCTTCGCCGAGAGGCTGCCCGCGTTGCGGCGGCCAACCCGCCCGCCGAGCTTGACCCCGCGCTAAGCCCCGAGGCGTTTGCCCGGATGAGTCCTACACAGATTGAGAGCGCAATCCGAAATGGCGAACTCCCCCCAGAGGCTCTCGAAGCTGCGACAACGGCGTACTACGACAAACTAATCCGCCGAAGGATTGCCGGTGCCCGAAGAGCGAGAGCAGGCGAAATCATATCTAGCGTCATAGGCCGCGCGGCCTCTCGCTTTCGCGGTCGAGAACCAGGGGCTACCAAGAAGCAGCGCCGCCAAGCTGGGGAGCAACAGCGTCGAGCGCAAATGCAAGAGATTTTGGATAAAGACCCCATCTCCGCACAAAAAGAGCGTGCAGAAAAAGTTCAAAGTTTTGTTAACGATGTGTCGCAGCGTGCAGCACAAGCTCTCGGGGCCTCTGACGACCCCGCCATCGCCGCCGCACAAGAGCGCGTCAAGCTTGCGAACAAGATGCTCGACTACATGAAGACCGGCAACACGGCCAAGAGCGAGCGCGAGAATGCAAAGAAAGTTGCAGGAAGTTTTTTGGTAAGCGTTTCCCGTGGCACAGACAGTACCGCTGCATTGAACAAGGCTCTTCAAAGCATGAAAACACTCGAAGGCCTAGATATGCTGGCGGAAGAAATCAACCTGCAAAGACAGGGCATGCGTGCGGTTGACTCTGCCACAGCAGCAAGGCAGCGAGAGGCCGCAAAAAATAGTGGCGACCCGGAAGCGGTGGGAGGCTTTACCGCCGCCGACATCACATCAATCGACCGTGCTATGGATCCGCAGGGATACTTTTCTACAAATCGCGCTAGGCGAGAGGCAGACCCAAACTTTCCTAGAAGCCTAGAGGGCTTTACGCCAGAGCAGATGCGCATGATGAAGGACGGCGATTACGACCTAGCCCTCCGTGAAGCAAAGCAGGCACTGACAAACCTTGAGCAGTTCCCCGGCATGCAGGAGATGATGCTGACCATCGCGAGGCAATCAGCGCCTGACGCGGAGTCAGTGGTTGATGCCTTCGACAAAATCTCTGGCATGACGGCAGAGCAGGCGGCAGCGCAAGACAAAATGACCTTGAGCGAGCAAGAGCGGGCTATGGAGTACATCAGTCGTACCGGACGCTACGACCTGTTGACTAGCAATAAAACCATGCGAGACTTTATGGAAAGCTCTGGCCTTAACGCCCAGCAACTTCCCCGGTACTTGCAGAACAGATACCGCATTCGCCGAGAGCAGAACATGCTCACAGACCAAGCGGCCAAGGAGGTCCCAGGGCCTTTCAGTGACCCCGTCGTCAGCCTCGCGGAATCTAGTGCAAAGGAAGAGAAGAGGGCCGCAGACTCAATGATAGGGCTTAAAGCATCGACGCCGGAGCCTATTCAGCCCACCGCAGGTGGAGTTAAAGGCATGAGAACCCTTGATCGTGAAGACGTAGATGAAGAAGAAGATTCTGGCTTAGGGAGCTAAGGATGCCGCTTACAGGGAAACAGGTTCAGGGGATTATCCGAACCCACAAATCTAAATCAACAAACGAGCGGCGGGACTGGGACCGATGGCGCTCTTGGTACATGTCGGAATACTGGCGGCAAGAAGGCGAGGGGCCTTCCGGCTCACAGTCAGTAGGTATGGGCGGCTCGGAAGATGTCAACTTTGAGACCAACTATCCCTACGCTTTTATTGACACGATGATTGCCAACGTCTGTCCGCAGAACCCGCAGGTAACGGTGACCGCTCGCCGAGAGAAGCTCAAAGGGGCTGCGAAGTTTCGGGAGGCGCTGATCAACGATACCTTCCGCCGCAACGACTTCCACTCTTTGCTCTGGAAGTCAGCGACGAGCACATCAATATGCGGGCGCTCTTTTATGAAGGTGGTTTGGAACTTCCGAAAGAACACCCCGGAGTTGTTCTCGGTTGACCCTCGATACATTTTCTTCGACATGTCCGCCGCTAAGTTTCGGGACATCCGGTATCTTATTGAAGTCACGGTGCTTACCAAGTCAGAGTTTAAGAGCCGCACAAAAAAGAAGGGCAAGAAGGGCGCGACGTACAACGCAAAGGTTGCGGACAAAGCATCCTTCGGGGGATTTCCTTCGTTCTTGCAGGACCACGCACGCAACAAGAGCCACGTCAACGAGGCTTCCCGTGATGTCTACCAATGGGTAACCGTATACGAGGTGTACGACTTTCAAGGCGAGGGCAGGTACTACCACTTCCTAGAAGATATGGAGGAGCCACTCTTCGAGGGCGACCTTCCGTACCGATACATCCGCAACCCTTTTGTCTGTATGACGTTCAACGAGAACATGACAGACCTCGGGGGCTTGTCTGATGTCAAGTTGGTGCAGTCTCTGCAAGAACGACTCAACGAAATCGACACGCTGGAGTTGTGGCACGCGCACACCTCGACGCCAGTCATGCTGGTCAACACCGCACTGGCTGACAATCCCGAGGCCATCATGACCGCCTTGCAGGATGCCAACCAGCCGGGCACAATGGTTTCAGTGCAGGGCAAAGCGAACGCCCCTCTAGGAGACATTATTGGTCAAACGCCCGTCCCGTCCTTCTCCCCCGCCTTTGTCGATATGCGTGCGCGGTGCAATCAAGTCATTGAGTTTATCCTCGGCATCCCTCAGTATAGTCGGGGGGTTGTGGGTGTGGCGGACGTTGCTACGGAGGTCGCGCTTGCCGACACTGCGACACGAACTCGAAACGGACGACGAATAAAACAGATTGAAGATGTTGTAAACTCTACGGCGGAAAGAGTCATAGGGCTGTACGAAGAGTTCCTAGACCCCAACACCAAACTTCCTGTGCGGCTAACAGGCAGCAAAGAAGTATTGAAAGCGACTCGCGAGAGCCTAATGCTTCGCCCTGACCGGCATCCGGGTGAAGACCCCTTAGACTTTGACTACGATGCGCTGCCGTATTCTCCGACAGAGAATCACAAAATCATCCAGCTTCAAAAGTTTCAACAGTACCTTCCGTTATTGCTGGAAGCTCCTAACGTGAGCAAAGAAAAACTTGTCTTAAAACTTCTTGACCTGCTAGGCATGCAAGACTTGGCTGAAGACGCGCCCGCCGCGCCTCCACCAACTCCAGCACCAATGCCCGGACAAGCTCCGCCAATGATGCCCGGCGTTCCGCCGGATGCTGCGCAACCTCCGGGTGTTGACAGTGTGGTTACCGGGGGGTTACCTCCGGGTACAGAGGCACCGCCGCAAATCCCACTTCCAGCCGGTGGACCCGGCCTTCCCATTTCTTAGGAGAATCTCATGGCAGAGCGAGACGAAGAAGTCAAAGAAGAGTACGAAAAAGCGAAACCGTTTAGCCGTGCCGGGCGCATGCGCGCCGCAGGCGTTGCGATGGGCACTATCAAAAAGAAAGTCGATGACCAGCGCGCCGCTGCTAGACGACGGGCCGAAGAAGAGCGTAAGAAAAAGGTGGGCAAACAAAAGACGGGCCGCGAGGAACCGGGAGTCCAAGCGGATGCGGCTGTCCGGCCCCGCGAACC